GTCGGAAATATTTCTCCAGCAGCTAGTGATGTTGAGATTGCATTCCCATCGCCATCTTCGTAAACAATCGTCCCAGCGCCGACAGCTCTGATCGCAGACCCGACTTCGTTCAGTGTAGCACTGTCGCTCGGAGTGACTGACAGCCACGTGTAGAATCTAGGTGCAGTTGCACTGAACATTAAATTCCGTCTACATATCTGATAGCTTGTGGCCGCTTGACATTCAGACCTGAAATCTTGTACTCAAGAGGAACACACACTCTATAACCTTCATAGAGAGTAGAGATCGGTCGTGGAGTGATAGGCATAGCCATCTCCATGACTCGTCTGTCGTTGATAGCGATAATCATTCTGTCAGAGTCGTTGCTATTACCCGCAGCGTCTTGACCCGCTCCACTGAGCTCTTGCACCCATTTCAGCATAGGCACTTCGCCCGTGTAGTTTGTCCAGGCATTATTCGTAGAGAAATATTGCCAGACACTCATGTTCAGATCGGGCAGTCGTGCGTTCATCACTTTAGCTGCTTGTTCAATGGGCATATATATGCACAGACCTGACTTGAAGTTTCTGCCGAACACTTCTCTTGTCGTAGTGATGATGTTCAGCACTTCGTTCTGAAGCTCTGTCACTATATGATCAGAATCAGCTGAGTCATAATCACGTCCAGCTTGACTATGCTGAACAGCGTTGGGATCTGAACTGTCTACAGGAAGATTGATGAGTCCATGAAGCTGTCTGTCAGAATCGCCACTGAGACCGACTTGCTCAATGTGATCTAGAGCACCTGTCGTAGCTGCTACTACTGTCTCTGAATCAAGTGCAATTCCACCCAGCATTGATCGTCTCAAGTCTTCAAGTGTCCACTCAGGCACGATACCAGCATAGTGCAGGGGATACGGCACGATTCTTTGAGTGACAGTCGCGTTCGGTGCTTCTGTACCTTGATTGTCTATGAAACGACCTAGACCTACTCTGTCTATGACTCTATACGAGTATGTCAGTGCTCCTTCAGGCACGTCAGAGAAGATCGGAATAAACTCAGGCAGTCTGTAGTCCGTGTACATGATCTCGTCAATCATGCCCTGAATAGACTGTAGATTGTCAGTGATATATCCAACTGCTTGAGAGTCCATGTCTGCTCTTTGACCAGACAGTCGCGGTCGCATAGCATTGAAGTCATGCGAGTTGTTATGACCTGCTGTGTGTGCTCTCTCAGTCAGATACTGAGATAGATCAATGTCATTCGATGAGACTTGTAGATAGTGCTCGTAGTTTGATACTGAACGTCCAAAAATATCGGGCATTAGAAAGACCTCCATCCGCCAATTCTGAGTTCTGCGAGTCCGTCTGCTGACACAGGTTGTTGATTCACACAGACTATATTGACACTGTGCAGAGCTCGGATGATGTCCATGACTCCCGCTATGTTCGCTGGATTAGCAACATCTTTGACTGAGCTCACTACGTCCCACTTGAGATCAGCTTCATCGAACTTGACTAGATCGCCATACTCTAGAACTGCATTAGCAATCGCATAGAACGTACCCATGACAGCAACTTTAATCAAGTCATTGTTCTGATACTCAATGAACGTGTCTGAGTTGGAGTCAGTTGGAAATGTTGCAGAAGTCTGATTGACTTGCTGATCGTATGACACCATCCCAATGACTTGAGATTCTTCAGCAGCAGATGATGGAACTTTGTAAACGTTGTCTGATCTGTCGTAGAAGACTCCGTAACCCGGCCTTGCTACTCCGTTCGCACCAGACACACCCAGTCTGCCAGTGTGAAAAACATTTGGATCGTGTGGACGTGCGAGTTGACCTGCTAGTCCTCGTCTCTGATGAATCTCATACTGTCGTTGTATCGGTTTATTAGCCACTAGCTCACTCCTCTAGCAGAATTCTTGAGCTTGATCTGATCTAATATAGACAGAGCGAGCGGGTGAGCAGCTGATCGCTGCTGATTGTTCACAGTCATCGGAATAGGCGAGTTCATCGTCTGTAGTCCACTTGACTGCTGTGGATTCTGTGTATTCGTCTGTTGCTTAGACTGTTCAACAAATGCGTCAAAACGAGCTTGGACATAATCGTCAGACCGCGATGAGTCAATCTTGACTGAATCACCTAGCGTCTTTTCCATCAGCTCTCTATTGGATAGAGCGTTTGTGTCAGTGTCTGCTGGGAGAAAACTCTTTGCTTCTGCCAGAATAGCAGCGCGCTGATTTGCTTTTTCTCGCATTTCTGACTCAAGCTTCGTAGCTCGTTCAGTCTCTTCAGCAGCTTTCTTCGTAGCTTCTTCTCGCTGCTCAAAAGCTTCTGTCATGCTAGCTGTGATCGCTGAACGAATTCCATCCACGTCAACGACTTGAGAAGTTTCTGTTTTCTGATCAGGTAGAGCCTTCTTAAGCATGTCGCTCACAAGAGCTTCAATTTCACTTTTGTCCAATTTCTTTTCTCCTTGTTGAGAACGTTGTTCATTCAGCGGCTCATCTAATACATATTGTAGTGTACTCTTTGCTAGACTCCTAACTGCGTCAGCGTCTGCTGGAATATCCACTAGAGACCACTCTCGCAGTTGTGGTGCTTCTGCTTCATTGACAGGTGTCGTCCACGTGATACTCGCTGCACGGATAAATCCTTTGTCCCATGCGTTTTTCACTCTGCTCGCAAAGACATCGTTAGGCAGAAATTCAAACTGTGCTCTTATCGCTCCGTCAGCTCTTCTGTAAATCTTGTTTGTACGAGCGATCGGCAGACCTTCATTAGTATGTCCGTGATTCCATCGCACAATCGGATTTCTCTCATACTGCGAAAACTGTAGACGAGTCAAGTCAACGGGTCGTCCATCTCCCACGTCTGAGTTCTTTGCAATCGTGATCTCACTGACATCTTGACTAATGCTTCTGTAATCAAGATCATCGTTTATTCTGCTAAGCATATCTGTCATAGACTTTGGAGTTTAGCACAAAAACTCCCTCCGTTATTTAATGTTTTAAGTGTTGACATTGCACACTTTTTCATGTAGAATTCAAGGTTAACTAATGGAGTCAACAATCATGAATGATTCTAAACAGCGTCAGAGAGAATCTGATGTCTGACCCAAATTGCATTGTGCGACCGAGCAGGTCGTTCAGAAGAATCAAGATCGAATGGAATAGTCAAGCTGGTGCATATGTCAACGGCAGAGCACCGCCCAAGATACAAGCACTCGTGACGTATCTGCATAGAGATGATCTAGAGCTACTGATACCCCCACCGCCTGTTGACCCTAATAATCGTGTCTACATACAGCCAGGCTTCAGAGTCGGTGCGATTGAGAAAGTGAACGAGTTCTACGATGAAGTCATCGGTCAGCAGACTGTCTTCAATTACACTGTGATCAGCACGACTGAAGAACTAGAGTCATAGGACGTTCTGCGCTGATCTAAGCTTCATTCTGTCTTCAAGACCTTCAAACAGATAGTCAAGCAGTTTCAGCAGAGCGGGTGATCGCTCTTTCATTTTCTTTCTGTATAAGTCATAGTCAAGCTCAGTCTCCGATCCTTTCTTCAGAAACTTTCCCTTATGATGTGTCTCAAAGTACTCAGGCAGTCTGTGCATTAAATATCGCTCTGTGTTCACAGTCAGATATTCAGGTGAAACATCAAGCAAGTCTTCAATAGGTATATCTGCTTCTTTAGCAATTGCTTGTTTGGCATTTTTCTTTGTATTGTCGTAGACCCGAGACTCGTACTTCGCCCAGAATTTCCCGATATAACTCGTGTGGTACTTCGCATTTCCCAGCTTGTTTCTAGCGACTAATCCGTCTGCTTCTTTAGCTGCTGCTTTGCCTAACTTCATCAGTGTTTTCGATTCTGCGAAGTCCCAGACTAGTGAAAAATCTTGGACACTCCACTTCTTTCCCAATAGCACAGCCAACTCTTTTCCTTTTAAATGAGAGTCCAGTGCGTGCATCATTTCATGAATAGATGTTGAAGCTGATGTCTTTCTTCCTAGTTGCTCTAGCACTGGATTGAGATTAACGAACATTTCCCCATTAACTACTTTTGTTCGTCCGTGCCATGCTGCTTGTGAGTGAGCTGAACATTGACCTAGAACTCCGTGCTTATTCACTGGAGTGATCGGAGTCTCTTTGACTATTTGAAATAATTCAGGTCGCATAGCTTGAGCTGCGTCATCTAGTCCGTCCATGATTGTCTTGAAGTGAGCAAGACCTTTCACGTTCTGAGATAGCGTCTGCTTCTCAACTGGAATTTTCGGTTTGGGTGGAGCTGCTGGTGGAGCGGGTGTCGTAGCTGGCTTGATCGGTGGAGTCTCTTCAATCGGTGCGACTGGCTTCTTTCCATCGGGTCGCTTGTATGATCGCATGACCGCGCGTGCAACACATCTGCACTGAATCTCATCGCCGGGATGTCCAGTAATCGGCGGGGAATCCCATCTGAATATCGTGCCGTCATTCGCAGCATGAGTAGCTCGCACTCGCTCATCACCTGCTGACAGCCACTCATACTCTTTAAATCCAACGTCTTGCTGTCGTTGCTTTGTAAATTGTCCAATCGCCTTCGAAGTCTGATCTCTTGCAATCAGTTTCGCGTGTGATGTCGTTGTCTTGTGTCTCTTCTGAACTGCACTGTGTACGTCAGCTCTAGAGAATGGCTTTGTCGTAGCGAGTTTCTGTAAGTCATCGCCAAGCTTGTCAACTGCGTGCTTAGGCAGTCTCGTGATCAGATCAACGTTCTCTCTGATTCTCTGCAACATATATACCTTCATCGCAGGTTCATTCAGCAGATCAGTGACATCTATGCCTAGATGTCGTCTCATGCTCTGTCTGAATACGCGCTTGTGATATGCGTTCAGACCAGCAATCGTGCCATCTGCGAGCTTCTGTGCTTCAGCAGTATATGCAGATGGATTTGTCTGTATATCTCTGAGCTTGTCTCTGATAGAGTTGTAGTTTGACTCTGCTAGTGCGAGTCTATTCTCTATCTTTTTGAATAGTGGCTCAACGATCTTGTGCTCAATCTGTGAAGCATAGACATTCGCATACTTTACGGGTGGACGTAAAGGTGGTGCTTTTCTGATGTGCTTTGACACTACTCATCATCTTCGTCTTGATCATCATCATCTTCATCGTCTTCGTTACCAAACATCTGCTCAGCGTCTTTCATTCTCTGCTCTGCAAGATCGTCTAGATCAATCTCTTCTAACGTGCCAAAGAATTCGATATTGGACAATCGCTCTCGCACTTCATTCTCGTCTATGACTTGTCTGTCTAGCAGAGTAGTCAGTGTGTTTGCTCTGATCTCATCAGTCTCTGCTTGCTCTTTATCGGAAATATCAATCAACGTAGGAAATCTGTAGCTGAACGGATCATCTCTCTGAATCCCAGCGTGTCGTATGAGCAACTTGTCCAGCTCTTTCAGCGGTTCTCGCAGAGAAAGCTCTTGTAGTGCATTGACTCTGATAGCATAGTTTGTCATATCTGAGTCGCCCGTTGCATTGAGACCGACTGGCGATCTGCCCCAGAATCTCGTTGCAGGTATATCAGCAGCAGCAGCTATTCGTATCGCAAATCGGTCAATGAGCTCGTGCAGTCCTTGAAAGTCAACTCCAACTCTCTGAAATTCATCTGAGTCAGCTAAGAACATTATTCTGAACACACTCTTCAGTTGATTCAATCGTTGTCCGATCTCTTCCATGCTGAACTCGTTCTCATCTACTTGACCTGCAATTGCGTCTTGAATACCTGCCATTTTGATCACTGGGATCGAAGCTTCTTTGCTCATCTGTGCAATAGATGTCGCTATGCTCTGATCTTGTGCGATTGACAGCATGATCGGAATAAGTTTGCTTATGCCCCACCACTGATCATACAGAGTAAATGCAGCGTCAGATATCGGTGCTATTCCGTCAAATCGTATGACTCTAGATGAATGACAGACCCACGACTTACCGCCATGTCTTGGAGTCAGTGTGTACATCAGCGGCAGTCCGTATGTCTCTGACAAGAGATTTGCGTCATACTCTGCGACAGTGCAGTCATAGCGATCTAGCACTACAAGATTGACAAGTGAATCAACAGCTAGATTCTCTACGTCAAACTCCGTGTCAAGCTCTTGATTCTTCACAATCATCACAAGCAGAGACGATCCAAAAAGACTTGCTGACTTCATCGCTTGCACGAGCTTCTGTCTGACTTTGAATTTACTCTCTGCTTTTTTGAACAGATCAATCTCATCTTCGTTCACGTCTTCAGTCATGTCTATCTCTCGCCAACGGATAGTCATGTCGTCTATGGGCACGTCAATGAATTTTCGTGCTGCCCATGATTCAACGTACACTGTCTCAAGCAGCTGTCTAGCTAAGAATCTAGTAGGAAGCCATGTTGTGTATTCCGACGAGTCTAGATCAGTGCCCATCCCAGTCTGACTGTTCTTAATTCCGCCATTGAACAGACCGCCACCAAAATGAGAATATCCTTGAGCTCCGCCATAACTCATGAAGTTTGACCCAGAGCTTCTAGGCGTAAGACTCTTTTTCTTTACTGACCGCCACGTTCTGTCAGGTTTCACTATTTCAGGCATTTCAATCTCTTAATTCGCTCGTAGACCTGCTTTGGAGTCAGAAGCAAATGCTAGAGCTGTAGCGTCGTACAGATCGGGCGACGGCTCTTCGTCAGGTATTTTTTTGATTGTCAGCTTACCCGCCATTGTCTCGTCCCACTCTGGCTGTGATAGCTGCTTCAGATACTCTTCGATGTTAGACATTTTTGGATTGATGAATAGGCATTTATGTGGATTGATTGATCCATCTCCCTGCATGAGTGCTTTTGTGCGTTCTGCTCTGAGTCTCAATGCCCATGCAAGCTGAGCACTTCTACGATTAAAGAACTGCTCGTTTGTCTGCGTTTTAGTGTACTGCGTCAGAGCACCTGCGACTTTCTGACCAAAATTGATCGGTCGTGAGATGTAGTTTTTTCCCACGATGTCTATCAGATGTGATCGCACACCTGCGCCCACTCCCCCGACATCGAAGTACATCACAGCAACGTCTTTCTGTCCGTTGAGTCTATGTGCTCTTCTCGTAGTGCTGCCTAGACTGGGAGCACTCCATTGCTCTATGTGCGTGATCGCTGCTCCACATCTGATCACATAGGCATTTTTGTTTGACCCGACATCTGCTACGTCAAGACCTGCGTGATATGGCGAGTTGTCAATCTCTTTGACTCCGTACTTCTCATACCCGTCTAGACAGCACTGAATAAGCGAATAGGGCATGACTCGTCGAACTTCACCTTCATCATCTGGCTCACCTAGCCATATATGCGTATATCGCTCAGGTTGCTTTTTCTTATCTTGTAATCGCTCTTCATCAGCAGAGCTGGGAAACCACGGGTTGCTGTCAAAATTGACTTTCTCAATGAGATCATTCTCACGTGGATTGACTATGAATCTATCCCACACCCAGTCCGTGCGATATTTGGGATTCCACGTAAACCAGAGTTCTGCGCCGTCTTTTCTGATAGTCGGAATTAAGACTTTAGCAGTCTCACTAGACAGTCGCTGAGCTTCTTCCACCCACACAATGTCCACGTCTTCCCAACCGCGTATTGACTCTCTTGAGCGTTCCATGCCTCTGAAAAAGAAATATGACCCGTTGTGTCCACGTATCACGTGCTCTTGTATATCGAACACGTGCGACAGTCCGAGTCGTCTGATTGCTACTTCAATAGCAGGTTTCGCAGACTCACTGATAGATGTCTGAAACTCTCTGCAACAAGCTACTCTGACTTTTTGCTTTGCTGCTTGCATGACAATCAGATGTGCTGTAGTCCACGTCTTTCCTGACCCGCGACCGCCATACATTGACTTGTATCGTGCTCTCTGCGTGAATCTCTCGCTCCAACGCGGCAGAGACAGATGTACGTTGTACGATGTCTTTGTTTGTGCTAGTCCCATGATGAAACAGAGTCTCCGATATATTCAAAGTTATAGAGTCTTCGTTTTGAGACCTGCTTTCTCTGCAACCTGCTCTTGTTGCCTAGTCTGACTGACTTGTATTCAAGCTCTGTGCCTAGCAGTTTCCATTGATCTGATCTGCTCATAGATGTTGCTACTGCTTTGTTTGAGAATTTTCCCAGCAGCTTGTACCCTTTTCCGTTCACTACTTTAGCAGTCTCGTTGATCACATGAATTCCTAGACCTAGACCTTGATAGTCGGGATGTATGACTGTTCTGTTAGTATGCAACTTAGTCAAGACGTTGCGTTTCATGGCGTAGTTTGACCAGAACTGACAACCTATGACTTCTCCGTCATAGACGACTGCATAGATGAACGGATTATCTGGGTATACGCTGTCAGACAAGTAGTGATATTTTGAGAATCTCTTCCATATGCTCTTGTCTGTTCTCCGTAGAGTGATCTCTAGTTTTTTTTTAGACCACTCGTGATCTCTGTAATCAGTGTATGTCTGAGTATTGCAGTCTATGACCCAATCTGGCTTTAGCCAGTCTACGATGTCTGAATGACATGAGACTAAGACAATTCGCTTCTGTCTCTTTCTAGCATATTTCTGCACACAGTGAGCCATGATCGCAGCTACTTTTCTGTCTACTCTAGATGTGAATTCGTCAACGACAATCGGTTTGTCATCGTCTTGCTCTTGCACTTCTTGATTTGCAAATCTAAGCGCGACTGTAGCTCTGTCTTGTTGACCTGTAGAGAGTGTGTTGAACGGACGACACCAGCACGGAATTGATGTGAGACCGATACCTGACAGTGCTCGCTGTCTAGCTTCGTAGTCATAAGAGTCTGGAAACTGTGCGATGATCGGCAGCGTGGGATCTAGCTTGTCTTCGTAGACAGTTCCAAACAACTCTTCTGCGAGCGTGCTCTTCCCTGAACCTGAACTTCCTACGATCACACCGACTCTGTAATCAGTCTCTGTGTCCACGTCTACAGTCAGCTCGTGCGTGAGCTTTTTGTTCAAATCCAAATCCATCGAATTCGCTGCTTTCTGCACGAAGAAACTTTTGTCTGGCGCAGTCTCTAGATGTACGTGTACTGATCTCATAGATTCAACTCTTAAACGATTGTGACGTCAAAGCCAAGATTCTTGATTGTCTCATAAGTGTTATTTTGATGATTCTCATCATCACACTTCACAAGCAAGATGTACTCTTCTTCGTCTTTCAGCGGGTTGTAGCTCGTGCTGTTGATGTTGGGATCGCCGTCTTTTGTTTTCAATCCTACATGAAACTCCATCTCTTCAATCAGCTCTGAGTGCTTCTGCCAGTCTTCTCTGTCGTCCATGAGTGTCTGCATTGTCTCTAGTGAGTGTCTGAGCTTCTCAACATCCCAACCTGATTCATCGTGCAGCTTGTTGTCAAGTATCTCGTACTCTCTACGCTCTATTTCAGACAGATGAGATGAATCTAGCACGGGTGCATATGCAGCACTATGTCCGTGAGCGAGCTCATGTTGACCCGACATCACGAGCAGCTTCGCAGCTTCAAGTCTGCCGTTACCTGCAATCACGACATCATCTGCGACTAGCAACGGTAACGTCCAGCCAAACTGTAGCAGACTCATGCCCAGTCGCTCTAGCTGCTTATCACTGTGTCGTCTCGCGTTTGTCGGGCTTGACTTCAATTCGTCCAGTCTTCTGTGTGAGATTCTCATCTCGTTCAGATTCAGTGGATTCTCCGTCAATGATGTGTCTGCCGTCTGCTCGCTCATCTCTCTCTCCGTCATCAAAATGTAAATGGATATTCAGTTTATTAGAGTCATCAGTCATATGCTCATGCTCTACTGCTCTACGTCTAAAACGATCAGGTGCTCGTAGCTCAAGATAAGCTTTTGAAGCGCGCCAGTCTGAATCAGCCATGCGTGTCGTCTGCTTCTCCGATACGACATTTCCGTCTTTGTCTAGAACTCGCTCTACAGTGATCTCTCTGACACCTTCAAGACCTGCTTTTTTGATGTTCTCTAGATGTGTCTCAAACTGTGCTTCGTGTGCGAGCGTAATTTGCTTGTAGAAAGTAGAGAACGGTGATGTCGCAGGTGCTGACCGACCTCTGTTGATCCAGTTGTAGTAAGTTTTGTGCGAAATCCCAACGCGCTTGATTGAATTTTCAATCGTCTCGCCTAGCATGATCGCATTGACCAGCTCTTCCTGCACTCGTTTATTGAGCTTAGTGTTTGCCACTGTATAAGTCTCTGATGTGCTGTCGTCGCTTTCTCACGTACTCTGTATTGTATTGAGTCCTATGCTTTCTCTTACAGCTCGCACACCTGAATTTAGGTCGTCCGTTAGTCTCTTGCTGAAATACAGTATTGCAGTCAACACAGACAGCTTCCTTTTTGACTGCTCTTAGTCGTTCATCGTGCAGTCTGCACGTCTCGCATACACGTCTAGCTCTGCCACGTCCTTTGTTCTGTTTTACAGGTCGTGAACATCTACTACACTTGATCAGTGTATCTTTTATCAGAGTCTCATTCATGCCTAACGTCGCTTTGAATCCGTTGCATAGTCCGAAGATTATCGCGCTTGAAAATGTGATTGATGGCTATCCAACAGAGAGTCATACTGCGTCTAATGAAGTCAGTTCAGCTCCACTTGAGAATGGAGCAAATATAAACGACCATGTATTTAGAAAGCCAATTGAATTGAATATGTCTGCGTCTGTCAGTGATCTCACTGAACAAGGCAGAGACCGAGTCGTCAATGCGTGGCGTGAAATTATCAAGTTGAATGTTGAAGCTACTATCATCAGAGTCTATACAGAATGGGCGAGCTATCCAGAAATGGTGATTACAGAAGCAATCGCCACTAGACAAGGCAGCGGCATGAATCTCAGTCTGACTCTGAAAGAGGTCATCCGTGTAGATGTGACTGCGACTGACAATGCGCTGCTCGAAGAGAATGTCGCTATTGATATCGCAGACAAGACCAGTCCAGTAGAGCGTGGCTTGACTGAAGCAGTCAGTGAATCTGCTGAAGAAGTCAAAGAACGTACACGACTACAAAAGTTCTTTGACAGAGCAAAAGAAGAGATTGCAAACATTGACAACACTGTTGAAGACTTAGCCAAGACGCGAATACTTGACAAAATTGGAACTGCTTTAAAGAAACTTCCCGATTAAATTGTCATGTTTAATCTTAGTTAAATGTATCCAATGCAGTTACATGGCGATGTTTGAGTCTGCCGCTTCTTCTGCGATATTGATCTGATCTCTTAACTCCGCACTGATGTTCTGTGCGATCTCTCTTGAGTCTGTAGCTTGAGTGTCAATGACCACTGAATCAATGTTTACTGTGATATTTCTAGACATGCTCTGATTCGCAGAATCCAGTCTCATCAGTTGAGCAGCGTCTGGTGGAGCAGCAGGTAACGGAGTCTGTAGTCCGGGAAGTGTGCTCACGGGTGGCGTGCCAAAACCTGCACCTGCTTCAGCTACGACTTGATCAGGTATCTCAATATTCTGATCGGTGGGATCAGTAAACTGAACAACGTTATCTCCAGCTTCAGTGATCTCTCGTTCTACTCGCTCAAGCTCTGTGACTGTCTCTGTCTCTTGATCAGGTATCTCAATATTCTGATCGGTGGGATCAGTAAACTGAACAACGTTATCTCCAGCTTCAGTGATCTCTGACTCTACTCGTTCAAGCTCTCTGACTGTCTCCGTCTCTTGCTCTACTGTTCGCTCAGCAGTCTCTTGATCAGGTATCTCCACTGTTTGCTCAGGAAACTGAATCACATTATCTTGTGTTTCAGTGATCTCTGACTCTACTCGTTCAAGCTCTCTGACAGTCTCTGTCGTCTTCTCTACTGCTTCTTTCTCATCTGCGACTGCACCTTCTTCAGCTCTAGCTGCTTTCTCCGCTTCTTCTGCTTTCTCTGCGTCTACGTCTATATCACCTGTGAAGATGTCTTTTAGCCAGTCAGGTATCAGCTCTTCAATCCACTCCATCGCTTCTGCCCACTTCTGTCCGATCCACTCTGCGACATCCGTGAATTTATCGCCTAGCCAGTCTAGAGCGGGTCCAAACACTGACTTGAGAAATGCGATTACTTCGTCCCAGTAAACGACCAGTGCGACCAATGCTGCTATCAGTGCGATAATCCCAGCGACTGCCCATGTGATTGGATTCGCCCATAATGCTGCATTGAATAGCCAAGCTGCGACTGTAGCAAGTTTTGTGCCGATTGCTGCTAAAGAAAATGAACGACCTGCAAACATCGCTGCTGCACCTGTCGCTAACATAGCGAGTCTCGCTCGCCATAGACTGACACTGAAGAGATTCGTAGCTACTGTTGAAGCTACTGTCCATGTCGTTGAAGCTGCTGTCGCTATTGCACCTGCGACTGTTGCTACTCGCATAGCTATAGAAGCTGCAACCGCTCTCCACGTACTTGCTCTGAAAAGATTGATCGCAAATGTCGTCGCTACGACCGCTCCTCTATAGAGCATGAGAGCTGCTGCTCCAATCGTGTTCTGAAGAAAAAGACCGAAACTCATCAGTCTTGCTCGCCATGCTGCTGCTGAAAACAGAGACAGTGCAAAGCTCGCAGTCTTAGTAGCTGCTGATACAGTGA